ACCGCAGGGGATGATACAGTGATTACGACAACTAAAGGCGACATGGACGAGGCGCTGCTAGAAATGCGCGAAGGCCAGTTTGAAGACGATAATGAATTGACCAAATGGGTTGAATACTGGGACGGCGATGAAGTGGTCCACCGCTCAGTTCATGTCCATCTTAAAAAACCCATGATTTCCGTAACTGAAATTGGAGGCTTCTCGTGAGCAATACTCAGGCAATGTGTACGTCCTTTAAGGGCGAAATTCTGTCGGGAATTCATGCACTTGGCACGACTGTCGTGCGCGGTACGACTACGGTTGACACCCTCAAGGCGGCTCTATATCTGGCCTCGGCCACAATTAGCGCGGCTACTACGGCCTATAGCGCAACTGGCGAAGTGTCTGGCGTGGGCTACTCGGCGGGCGGCGTCACTGTCACCAATGCCACGGCCCCCACGACTAGCGGTACGACGGGCTATTGGACGCCTTCGGCCAGCCTGACTTACACGACTGTAACCCTGACCACCGCCTTTGATTGCGTCCTGATCTACAATTCGACCCAGAGCAACAAGGCCATTTCGGCGCACACGTTTGGTTCGCAGACCGTAACCGCTGGGACGTTTACCTTGACCATGCCGACCAGTGACGCAACCAATGCCCTTATCCGCATTGCTTAATTCCTATGGCGCAGGGTCCATGGGACACAGGCACATGGGATGATGCCCTCTGGGATAGCCTCCCAATTACAGGCAATGCTGCCACGGGTTCACCGGGCAGCGTTGGCGTAGGTGAGCGCACTGTTGCCATAACTGGCAATGCTGGTACAGGCGCGGCTGGTACGGTCACCCCGTCTGAATCCGTGTCTGTAACGGGCGTACAGGCCACTGGGGCGGCAGGGAATGTAACAGACGCAGACACTACCCTGCTTGGGGCCAACGTTGCCACGGGGTCTGTTGGGACTGCTACGCCCGGTATTACCATTGCCCTGACAGGCGTACAGGCCACGGGCCAAGTCGGCACGGTAGCCAATGGCGAAATATTCTTTGGGCTGAATGGGGTCCAAGCAACTGGCGCGGCTGGCACGGTATTTTACACCACGCCACCGATTATCATCACTGATGACACCCACGACGGCGATTACCACAAAAAGCTAAAAGAGCTATTTGATAAGGAAAATCAAAGGGATAAGCGCAAGCGCGAGGATATCATTGCCGCGTATGAGCGCATCGTTGAAGGTAAGCCAGAACTAGCCAAAGAATTGACGGCTGGGTTTGAAGTAAAGAGCAAGAGCAAGTATAATAAAGACCAAGTAATGACTCCCCGCATTGATTTTGATAAGTTTATCAAAGACTTAAACCGCGTTGAGCAACTTTGGAACCAATACTTAGAAATGGAAGATGAAGACTTAATGGTGCTGCTATGAGCAAGTACAAAGCGATTTACGACAATAAAGGCAAAGTAGCCGAATACCATGACGGCGAATTGACTTGGTATCGTGAAGACTTCGCAGAGACTAGCGACAGTCCTCAGATTATGCTTGACATCAATCCCTATAAGAGCATGGTTGACGGAAGCATGATTACTTCGAGGTCCAAGCATAGGGAGCATCTGCGGCAACATAACTGCATCGAAATCGGCAACGAGAAGATGCACACGACGCCGCCACCCCCGAAAGACACCCGGCGTGAAATGTTACATAGACGTTTGGCTGACATGAGCGACAGACAGGCAAACCAAATCCTCAAACAACTACGGAGAAACTGAACTTGGACACCCAAGACCAGATCGTTCCAGAAGAAAATGACAAAGCAGTAGACCGCAAAGAGCTACTGTCCCAGCAGTTTGACGATATTGGGACTGAAGACGGTCCTGACGAACCCAGCGCGCCGCGCGCCTCAGACGGCAAGTTTGTAGCCGCTAAGGACGCCCCTGCCGCCGAACCGGACGCCGACGAACCCGTTTGGAAGCGCCCGCCGTCCTCTTGGAAGCGCGACTTCCACGAAGTCTGGCAGACCGCCGACCCCCGCTTGCAGGAATACGCATACAAGCGCGAAGAAGAAATGCGCGCTGGCATTGAGCCGCTGCGGTCCAAGGCCCAGTTTGCCGACCAGATGAATGAGGCCATCCAGCCTTATATCAACACCATTCAGGGCCTTGGCATTGACGCCCCCCGCGCCGTCAAGGCGCTCATGGAGGCCGACCACGCCCTTCGCTATAGCGCCCCAGACCAGAAGCGGGCTTACCTTGCCAATCTGGCGCGGTCCTATGGAATTGATTTGGGTGATATGGGCGGCGTCTCACATGGCGGCCCCGTTGACCCGAATTATTATGCCCTGCAGAACGAACTTAATAGCGTTCGCGGGGAAATTAATGGTTTCAAACAGCAGCAGGAACAGGCTGAAAGCCAGTCCTTGCTGGGTGAAATCAATAACTTTGCCGGTAAGGCAGAGTACTTTGAAGAAGCGCGCCCGGTTATGATCCAACTCCTACAGAGTGGTGTAGCTGGCACGTTAGAAGAGGCCTATGACAAGGCTATTCGCCTTAACGATGACATTTTCACGCGCACGCAGCAAAGCTCACAGGCCGCCGCTGCAGCGCAAAAATCGTCATCGGCCAATCGGGCTGCGAAAGCAGCTAAGGCGGCAGCGGTTAGCGTTAAAAGCTCCACACCCGGCGCTCAGACTAAGACCAACGCGCAAGATAGACGCTCTATGCTGATCGAACAACTCGACAGTGTGAACGAGCGTTTTTAATCACACCTTGAAAGGACTACCCAATGGCTTTCGCCAATAGTTCGATCAGTGACATCATTGCGACGAACATTCAGAGCCGCAGCGGTGAACTGGCCGACAACGTGACCAACAATAACGCGCTCCTTCGTCGTTTGAAGGATCGTGGCAACGTGAAGACCTTCAGCGGCGGTAACGTCATTCTGCAGGAAATCATGTACAATGACAGCACCACCAACAACACCAACTCGTACAGCGGTTACGAAGTGTTGAACGTGTCGCAGAACAGCCCCATTTCGGCTGCTCAGTTCAGCATCACTCAGTACGCCTCGGCGGTGACGATTTCCGGTCTGGAAATGATCCAGAACTCCGGCAAAGCGGCCATCATCGACCTGCTGGATGGTCGCATGAATGTTGCGGAAGCCCAGTTGGCTAACCGTATTTCGGGCGACATCTATCTGGACGGCACTGGCAACAGCGGCAAGAACATCACCGGCCTCGGCGCTGCTGTTCCTGACGCGCCCTCCTCGGGAACGTATGGCGGCATCAACCGCGCTTCGTTCTCGTTCTGGCAGTCGGTTGCTTATTCCGGCGTGACCAATGGCGGCTCGGCTGTTACTGCCTCGAACATCCAGCAGTACATGGACGCTCTGGCCGTGCAGCTTATCCGTGGTACGGACAAGCCTGACCTGATCGTTGCCGACAATAACTACTATCGCCTGTACTTGCAGTCGTTGCAGTCCATCCAGCGCATTTCGGACTCCGGTTCGTCGATGGCTGGCGCTGGCTTTGCCTCGCTGAAGTACTACGGCGCTGGTATGGCGTCGGATGTTGTGCTTGACGGTGGTATCGGCTCTGCCGCGACTGCCAATCATATGTGGTTTCTCAATACATCCTATCTTATGTTCAGACCGCATGTGGATCGCAACTTCGTCCCGATTGGTGGCGAACGTCAGAGCGTCAATCAGGACGCCATCGTGAAGCTCATCGGCTGGGCTGGCAATTTGACCTGCGCGGGCGCGCAGTTTCAGGGGGTTTTGATAGCCTGATTTCGCTTAACTGGTTGCTTACTTACTGGTGTTTATGTATTATTCCCAGACATTCAGTGGGAGACACAAATGCCAGTAGGTAGGCCACCAGTAGATGAAAAGAAAAGGTTTTTGGAAAAGGTTGTGCAAAGGGAATCTGGTTGTCACGAATGGGTATCGACGCTTCACCGGGATGGATATGGAAAGTTCTATTTTCGGTCCCGGCAAGAGCAGTCCCACCGCGTTGCTTACAAACTGTTTGTAGGCGATATTCCTTTAAAGCTTTGGGTTCTGCATAAATGCGACAATCGCAAATGTGTAAACCCGCAGCACCTATTCCTTGGTGATAGTGTAGCAAATATTCGCGATATGGATACTAAACGCCGACGCGGTACGCGATGCACTTTAACTAGGGAGCAAGCTAATGGGGTTTTGGATCTTTTAGCCGAAGGGTATACGCAACAAACCATTGCCAGTCGCCTTGGTATTCATCAAACAGCAGTCAGTCGTATCAAACTAGGAAAAACTATGCTATTTAAGGATTAAAACATGGCTTATTCATTTACGGAAAATCGCGCTGGTATGCTCCAGATTGCGAACACTGATGCCGGTGTTACGATGGCGAATGGCACCTCTGCCATTCCCACCCCGCCGGGAACGCTTGGGCAGGTTGTCCGCGCGTTTGATCCGACCTACGGCGAAGGTGAGTTCATTCTGCTTGTTGGCGTTGCCAGCACGGTAGTTGGCTCGCTGGTTACCTACAACACCACGACCTATCAGACTGCCCTTTCGCCCAATACGGCGAACTTGGCGCAGCCTGTTGCCGTGGCGATGTCGGCCAACCTTGCCGCGTCTTTCGGCTGGTACCAGATTGGCGGCCTCGCGGTCATCAAGAAGACCGCCGTTGCAGTCAACGCTGGCGTGTCTGTTTTCCAGTCTGCTACCACGGGCCGCATTATGCCCACGGCAGCTTCTGGTAAGGCGGTTCTTGGCGCTAAGTCTGCTAACCTTGCCACTGTGGCTTCGGGTGTTTCGACTGTTATTGTGTCGATCAACCGTCCCCATCTTCAGGGTCAGGTGACGTAATGATCCTATCGTCTAATTTAGACGAAACGATCCCTATCGTGTGCAACACGGAGGATCACGAGGTTTTCGGCAACGTAAGAAGTGCCGTAGCTCGTGATCTTCCGTGGCTGCAACTTGCAGACCCGCACGATGGTGTAGCTGTGATTGTGGGGGGCGGCCCTTCTATGAAGCCGCTGCTCCCCATGATTGCCGCTCATAAAGCCGCTGGGCAGACGATTTTTGCCGTAAACGGTACGGTTCCCATCCTTGCCAGCGTAGATGTGACGCCTGACTACTTTGTGCTGCTTGACGCTAGGCTGGCTAATCAGGGCTTTGTCTATCCCAATAAGGCCACTAAGTACCTCATCGCGTCTCAGTGCCAGCCTAGGGTATTTGATGCTTTGGGCTGTAATGACGTAACCGTCTGGCACCCGGCTTACCCCGGCATTCAGGAGTATATCGGGGACGAAGAATGCGCCCTGATCGGCGGAGGCACCACCGTTGGCCTCCAAGCCATGAGCATCGCCTTCTGCCTTGGTTACAGGAATATCCACCTTTACGGCTTTGACTCCAGCTATTCGATGGCTGGCGAAGGCCATGCATACCCCCAAGCGGTCAATGATGGCGACGCCCACGAAAGCTACTGGGTCAGCGGCAAGGAATACATTTCCGCCCCGTGGATGGCCCGTCAGGCTATGGAATTTCAGACAGCCGCCCAGCAGCTTGCTGAAGAAGACACGATTATACAGGTTCATGGCTACGGGCTGCTGCCCGCCATTGCCAAGGCCATGTCAGAACCGCCGCCGCCTATGTCGGAAGTCGAGAAATATCAGGCCATGTGGCACACCCCGCTTTACCGGGAAGTTGCTCCCGGCGAGGCTTTCGCCAATGCTTTCATAGACATAGCTGATCCCAAGCTAACTGATATTATTGTTGACTTTGGCTGTGGGACTGGTAGAGGCGCTAAAAAGATTGCCGAACTAACCCGCTGCGAGGTGCAACTTGTTGATTTTGCTGACAATTGCCGGGACGAAGGCAATAACATGCCGTTTACTGTGGCTGATCTGACCAAGCCAATAGGGATTAGCGGCAATATCGGCTATTGTACTGACGTTTTGGAGCATATCCCGCCGGACGATGTGCCTGATGTTATTAAAAATATTATGGATTGTGTTGATAGTTGCTATTTCAAAATAGCCCTATTTGATGATACGATGGGTCAGTTGATCGGTCACCCGCTTCATCTGTCTGTATTCCCTAGCGAATGGTGGCAAGACAAATTCTCGGCCTACGACATAAAGTATCAGCATTCTGACGAAGGCGATGCCTGTCCGTATGCCACGTTGTACGTTCAAAACCCTAAATAAAGGATCAAATCATGGCTATTCCCTCACGCGTTCTGGCCTCCGGCAATTCGCCGCTGGCGACCACTTCCATCTGCGGCGACGGCGCGACTGCCTTGGTTGCCGCTGGCTCCACACAGGCCACTGCCCTGCAGCTTTCGGCTGTTGTCAACGCTATCGGCACCACTGCCGCCAGCACTGGCGTCAAGCTGCCCCCGTGCGAAGCTGGTGCGCTGGTGTACGTCTATAATGGCGGCGCTTCGACCCTGCAGATTTACACCAACGAAACGTCTGGCGTGACCATGAATGCGGCGGTTGCCGGTTCGACCGGCGTTGCTCTTGGCACTACCAAGACAGCGATCTGCATTGGCACTTCCGCCACCACTTGGGCCGTTACTGCGGCCCTTTCGTCAACGTAAAAGGAGTAATTTATGCCGTTGGATAGTGACACCGCCAATGCCGATGCTCACCTGCATGTAGAATTTTACATGCACGATAAGGCTCCCTACAAGGATGTCCCGTTCGTTCGCATCATGGTACCCGGCGACAAAACTAACATCATTGAGCAGCCCGTTCGCGAACATCACAAGGAACGGTTTATTCGTCAGTGGCTATATTTCCAGTCCCAGAATGATGACGGTCAGGTGATCGGCACCAAACTGGATCAGTGGAACAAGGATTGCCCTGAAGATTTCAGTGACCATCAGATGGCAGAATTGCAGATTCTTAAGTTTCAGACCGTCGAGCAGGTTGCTACGGCCACGGATTCCCAGTTGCAGCGTATGGGCATGGGTGCCGCTGGTATGAGGGAACGTGCTAGGGCGTATCTGACGAGTAAGAACCGCACAGAAAGCGGAGCGGAACTGGCAAGAACGCGCAGCGAACTTGATGAGCTAAAGGCCCAGATGGCTACTCTCATGTCGCAGCGTAAACCGGGCAAGCCCAGAAAAGATGATGTAGATGTCGAGTACGATGCTCCAGTTGGTGCAACAGGTCACCAATGAACTAGGCGTTCCCACACCCGTATCGGTTGCGGGTAATACGAACCAAGACGTTATCCAGATTTTGGCGTTGATGAACGCTTCTGGATACGAATTGCTGCGTAAAGCCGACTGGCGCGAACTTACGACTGCATACAGCTTCTTCACTTCGTACACGACTACGACGGGAACTTACACCACTTCCGCCCTGACCATCACTGGCATCCCGTCCACTGCCAGTCTGGACACGACTTACATGGTTGTCGGCACGGGCATCCCGAATGCCACATTCATTGCGAGCGTTGACTCTGCCACTCAGGTCACGCTTTCCAACTATTCAACCAGCAACGTGACCGCTGGGACGATCTACTTCCAGAAGGTTAAGTACGCCCTGCCGACTGACTACGACAGCATCGTGCCGCGTACACAGTGGGACAAGAGCAAGCATTGGGAAATGCTTGGCCCGGAGTCCGCCCAGCAGTGGGAATGGCTTCTCAGCGGCTTTATCAGCACTGGCCCGCGTATTCGCTGGCGGCTGCTAGGCGGCTATTTCCAGATTTGGCCGGGCTATTCGGCCAATGAGAACCTTGGCTTTGAGTACCGTAGCAAGGGCTGGGCGCTTTCGTCCGGCGGGACCGTGCAGAACAGCTTTACGGCTGACACGGATACCTGCATCTATCCTGACCGCCTCATGGTCCTGTCCACCAAGCTGAAATACTTCCAAGCCAAGGGCTTCGACACCACGGCGCTGTACCGCGATTACCTGACTGAATTCGAGACTTCTGTGGCTCAGGATACCTCGGCGGCCAACCTGTCGTTCGCCCCGCGTCCCGGTAGCGTATTGATCGGTTGGGACAATATCCCGGATAGCGGTTATGGGAATTAGTCCCGGCTCCATGGTTCAGCGTAACGCGGCTCAGGTTGAGTCGCTGCCCGCACCGCTGGGCGGCTGGAACGCGCGTGATAGCTTTGCCAATATGGACCCTGCGGACGCGGTTACGCTTATCAACATGTTTCCGACTGTCAGCAATGTTACGCTGCGGGATGGCTATACCAAGTATGCCACTGGCCTTGATGGCAAAGTCCAGACCGTCATGGTCTACAACTATGGCAACAGTTCCAAGATGTTCGCCGCCACCAGCACGGGCAAGATTTATGACGTAACGGCAGGCGGCGTGGTTGGCGCTGCTGTTGTCAGCGGTAAGACAAATGGCATCTGGGAATATATCAATATCACCACGGCGGGCGGTAATTACCTGATGTGCGTCAACGGGGTTGATAAGCCACTGCTGTATGACGGCACGACTTGGACGCCTCTTGACGGCGCGTCTACGCCAGCCATTACAGGCGTCACGACCACAAGCCTTTGTAATATCACGCTATTTAAGAACCGCATCTGGTTCGTTGAGCAGTACACCCTGAAGGCGTGGTATCTGCCGACCCTCTCAATTGGCGGGGCTGCCCAGTACCTCGACATGAGCGCGATCTGCAAGTTCGGCGGCCATCTAGTCGATCTGGACACTTGGACGCTTGATGCTGGCTACGGCGTGGACGACAACTTGGCGTTCATCACCAGCGTTGGCGAAACTATCGTTTACCGTGGCACTGACCCGGCCAGCGCGGCCACATGGGCGTTGATCGGCGTCTGGAAGCTGGGCAGCCCAGTCGGCACTCGGCCAATGCTCAAATGGGCTGGCGACCTGCTGATCCTGACTTATGACGGCCTTATGCCGATGGCCGCGTCTCTGCAATCCAGCCGCCTCGACCCTCGTGTGGCCCTGTCAGACAAGATTCAGGGTGCCATCACCAATGCCACAACCCAATACGGCGGCAACCATGCGTCTGTAGGCTGGCAAATAACATACACGGCTAAGTACAATGCCGTCTGGATCAATATCCCCGTGGCTGATGGCCTGCAAGAACAGTATGTGATGAATACCATCACCAAGTCTTGGTGCCAGTTCACGGGCTGGGCGTCCTATTGCTGGGAAATCTATAATGATGACCCCTATTTTGGCTCAGATGGCTACGTCGGTAAGGCTTGGAGCAACAATTACACTGATGACATTAACAACATCCAGACCACGACGCAGCAAGCGTTCAACTACTTTGGCGCTCGTGGTGTAAAGAAGTATTTTACCCGCGCTCGGCCAAGCATTTTTAGCAGCGGAAACCCATCAATAAGTGTCGGCATGAATGTCGATTTTGACACTTCAGACACCACTGCTGCGGTTACATTTGCTAACGCTACTTATGGCCTTTGGGATTCCGCAACTAGCAAATGGGACTCAGCAATTTGGGGGTCTGACCTGATGATCCAGAATACTTGGCTTGGCATCACCGGCCTTGGCTATTGCGGCGGATTACAGATGAAGACGGCAAGCAGCGGATTGCAGATACAGTGGGCGTCAACAGATGTGGTATATCAAAGCGGATGGGCAGGCGTATGAGCAATCTGGCTGTAATAGATGAGGCGCTTCCCGTTGAAGCCAGCATGGAAAGCATCCTCAAGTTTGAGGCTGTGATTAAGACCATGCCTCAGTATGAGCCTGAAACCATTCATACATTCTTTGCCGGAATGTACTGCCGTGAGGCAAAGCTAAAGGCTAACCAGCTTGCTGTGGGCCGCGTCCATAAGAAAGAGCATCTGTTCTATATCGTGTCTGGGACGGTCAACATCACGACCCCAGACGGCATCCAAGTCATTACTGGGCCAGCCATGTTTAAGAGCAAGCCCGGCACCAAAAGGGCCTGCCACACGATTACAGACGCACATTTTATGAACATCCACCTCGCTGAATCTACCAACGTTGAAGATGTTGAAAAAGAGCTAATCGAAGATGATCCGGACAGCATGTTTGCCCCCGGCAACATCCTCAAAACTAATTTGATAGGGGCTAAATAATGGGTGTTTTCGCTTCAGTTGCAATCGGCGCTGGTGTTCTAGGCGTTGCGAATGCCGTCCTTAACAAGCCCGCCGCTCCCCCCACGCCTGATTATGCAGGTGCGGCTCAAGCACAGGGTCAGGCTAACATTGACGCCGCGCGGCTTACGGCCAAGCTGAATAATCCGAACATGGTTACGCCCTACGGCACACAGACCGTAACATGGGGCGGGACGCCTAGCTTTGACCAAGCTGGCTATGACGCGGCCGTGCAGCAATATAATAATTCCAGTTATCTGCCTATGTATGACGAGTGGGGCAATTTCCAAGGCGGTGGTCTGCAAGGCACAATGCCCACAAGGGAGCAGTATACAACTACGTCCAACTCAGACCAGCCGACGATTACGCAGACGCTCACACCTGCGGCTCAGCAGGCGCTGGACAATGCTCAGGCCGTTCAGGCTGGGATGTCCAAGCTCGGTTTGGGCGTTCTGAACAATGTTTCAGACACAGTGAGCAAGCCCTTCGCGTCTACGGCTCCGGGAATCCAAACTGGCATTGGCAATCAAGGCCCAATCAATTACGGGCCTGCCGCAGACCAGTATGGCTTGGCTGGAAGTATGAGCGCCGACCAGTATGGCTTGGCGCAAGGTTTTAGCGCAGACAAGTATGGCAATGCCCAAGGCACTCTTGACCTTTCTGGCGTAGCCAAAATGCCGGTTAACGCTGGTATGACGGGCCAGAACGCTATCATGGCCCGCCTGAACCCCCAGATACAGATGCAGAACGCCTCGCTCGCCCAGTCCCTAGCTAATCAGGGCGTTACGCCGGGGTCAGAAGCTTGGAAGACGGCTATGATGGCGCAGGGCCAGACGCAGAACGACCAATTAAGCCAAGCCGCATTGTACGGCCTTAATCTTGATATGTCCGCTAATCAGCAGGGTTACGGTCAGGCTTTAAGTTCGGCTGGATTGTATAATCAGGCTCTAGGGCAGAATTTTAATCAAGGGTTGCAAGCAAACCAAGCATCCAATGCCGCTATTGGCCAGAATTACGGTCAGGGCCTTGCGTCGCAGAATCAATATAACGCGGCTGTTGGCCAGAATTACAATCAGGGCCTTCAGAGCGCCGGTCTTTATAATCAAGCCCAAGCCCAACAGTATAATGAAGCACTTCAGTCTGCCCAGTTTGGCAATACGGCGTCCAATCAGCAATACCAGCGTGATATGTCGAATTACAATATGCCTATCAATACGTTGGCGGCCATAGAGAGTGGCGCTCAAATCCAGAACCCACAGTTTCAGTCATATACTGGCGGCGGCACCATCGCTGCTGCCCCGATTGCCAATGCCTACACACAGGCGGGCAACTATGCTCAGAACGCATATGGGCAGCAGGTGGCGTCAAATAATGCTACAACGCAAGGGTTGTTCAGTCTTGCGGGGTCTGCGGCGGGCGCGGCTGGTGGTCTGTTTGGTGGGGCCAAGGCTAGCACTCCAAATGGTGGCGGATACGGGCTTTCAGCAGGATACTAATGGCTACTTCTAATAATTTCGGAGAATCCCAATGGCCGCACCGCAATACGTCAATCTGACCCCATACGACGCCCAGCTTGCTGACATCCAGCGTCAGCAGAAGCTGGCCGAGTTGCTGTCCCAGCAGGGCGCTGAGCCTATTGATGTGCAGACCGTCAATGGCATTCCTACGCCTATTTCGCCCTTTCAGGGGCTTGCTAAGATGTTCCAGCAGGGCATGGGCGGGTATTTGGAAGGCAAGGCGACTAAGGATCAGGCGGCGCTTGATACGGTTCAAGGCCAGAAGTACGCGGACGCGCTGTCGCAAATGTATGACCCTCGTGTTGATACGAGCAATAAAAACGACGTTACGATCACGGGCAAATTTGACCCGGCAACCGGCAAGCCCGGCGCTAACGTTGGAATGGTTGACACAAGCGGCATCTATAACCGCGACCCGACTAGCGCGGAACAGTCACAAGCCGCCCGTGGTCTAATAGGCACTAAGTATGCCGACCTCGTGCCGGGTATGCTTTCTGAGGCCCAGAGGACGGCGGCGGACGCCAAAGAAGCGCAGCGGTATGAGGTTGGTCAGAAAAGGCTGGACACGAACGAAGCCAATGCGTTGGCGCAGCAAGGCTTAACAAATACGAGAAATGCGAAAAACGATAAATTTAACCAAGCGGAAGCACTCCGCGATGATGCGCGGGCAGCGCAAGCCCATACAGATGCCATGCAAGCGCGGATTGATGCGCTACAGTCGGCGGCGGAAGTCCGGCGGATTGCTCGCCAGCAGCATTTGGATGATTTGGCGAACGCCCAGTTGCTGAAGCCAGAAAACCAATTCCAAGCTAATTCCGGCGGCTTTGCGGACCGCATGACGGTTGCAAATAAATATCTGGACGACCCGGATGTAGTTGCCGCCGCCCTAAACCCAGTAATTAGAGGGGCTGCACAACTGCCGGGTGGAAATTACATAGTTCCGATGGCTAAGCAAAAACTAGATCAAGCGATTTTGTCGTTTACAAATGCAAAGCTGCGCCAAGAGTCAGGCGCTACAATTGGAGACTCCGAATTCCAAAAAGCGGACCAAGAATATTTCCCGCAGCCCGGCAATCCCCCAGAAATTGTAGAGCAAAAACGCAGAGAGCGTGAAATCGTTACAAGGGGCATGGTTAGAAGCGCCGGGCCTAATTACCAACCGATGTTGGCCGACGAGAAAAAGCCGGATGCCGTTCCCAAGGCCGCCCCCAAGGCCGCCCCCGTGGACAACTCGGAAGCCGGTAAAAGAGCGCGGCTTGCGGCTGCAAAAGCAGCATTAGCGGCAGCAAATGCCGCAGCAAAACCCGCAGCAAAACCCGCAGCAAAACCACAGGGGGCGCCATAATGGCTTGGACCGCACAAGACGAAGCAGAACTGCAAGCAGCAGAAGCTAAAGTTGCTCAACTTCCTAAAGCCCCAAACCCAGAACTTTCGCTGGGTGAGTCCGCAATGGCTGGCCTTAAGAAGCTGCCCGGTCAGGTTTATGATGTCGGCGCTGATGTTGTAAAAGCTGTCCCAGAGGTTGCCAAACAGGCTTATATAGCAAGTCCGCTTGGATCATTTGAAGACAAAATGAAGCAGCGCGATGAAATTGCCGGTGCAGTCGGCAACATCGCTTCCGGTGTTAAAAACGTTGGCATGGGATTGGGCCAGCAAGCCATTAACCAGTTGCCAGAAAACATGCGGTTTGGTAACGCCGATACATCGGCGGCGCAGGGGCTTGAGAAGGACGCTTATGACCGCTACGGCAACTGGCGCAACATTAAGAATACGCTTGCGACTGACCCGCTAGCGATAGTGTCAGACGTTGCCACTGTTGCGGGCCTAGCTGCACCGGCTAAAGCCGTTCGCACAGCAAAGATTCTTACTGAAATCGGCGCTAAGGGAGCAATGGCCGCTCCGGGCGTTGTTGCGAAGGCGTCCCCCAGAGCAATGGCAACTGCTTTGGCCGCCCGTGCTGCGGAACCTCTCTCGCTTGAGGAAGCCCAGTTAGTTGACAAATATGAAAAGATGGGCGGTCACTTGCGTCCGGGCCAATACAGCCCCAGCAATTTCATTCGGCAGGGAGACGCGGTTGCGGCTGACACTCCATTCCCCGGCCTTAGTGGGTTTAAGGAAGGCGATTTAACTAGAATTAAACCGGAAGCGCAGCTTGACGAATTTGGCCGGTTTGTTTCCCAGACATTTGGTGAAGACTCGCCGCGTATTACTGAGAAAGTTTTGCAAAGCGCCGATGACAGAATTGGCAAGGTTTATAAGGAAGTCTTGCCGCGCAACTCTGTAAGCATGGACCCCGATTTGGAAAGCGCAATGGGTGCAATCGATGACCGCGTATCATCTTCACTTGCGGCCATGAAAAAGTCCGATGCCAATAGAATCAGTGCCGTTATGAACCAAATGCGGGGGTATTTGAGCGGTGATGGCTTGCCCGGAACGCTTTACCAGACATACCGTGCGCGGGGAGGTTTGCTGGACGAAATGGCAGGATCAAAAAGCCCTGTTCTGCAAAGCGCCGCCCAAGACATGCGGACGGCCCTAGATGACGCCTTTGCCAGACAGGCGACAGGGCAAGACGGTGCAGACCTTATAAAGGCCCGGCAGCAATACCGCGCGCTGAGAACTGTCAAAACGCTTGCCGACAAGTCCCCGGCTGGAAGGATCAATCCCGGTCAGGTTTTGAGCGCAGTTATCAAGGAATATGGTGACGCCGGTAAGGCTGGGCAGCTTGGGACTCTGGGCCAAGTTGGTGCTGCATTTCTCAAGCAGATGCCTAACAGCGGGACGGCGGAGCGGTCCCTCTGGCGGTCTATAACCAACGCGCCTTTTTCTGAGGGCATACCCGCTGTCGGAAACGCTGTTTTCGGCCTTCCTGTTTCCGCCCTTGGGACCAGACAAGTAAACAAGATTATAAATTCGCCCGAAATGCGTGCTAAGTTGTTGGCAAGAGCGCTTAAAGCGGGCCAGACACCATGATTAGCTACAAGAAGGAACAATAACAATGAGCTACAACGGCAGCGGCACATTCCAGATCAACAGCGCAGGCCAACCAGTCGTAACTGGCACGGTCATATCATCCACGGCGTTCAACGCGCTCACGGCGGACTTGGCTACGGGCCTGTCCACGGCGATCACGAAGGACGGGCAGACCACGACTACGGCGCGGATTACCTTCGCGCAGGGCGTATCGTCCACGCTGGTCACGGATGCAACGTCGGCCACGACTGGCTCGATTATCACGGCTGGCGGTATATCCACGCAGAACGCTCTGTGGGTTGGCACGACTAGCCGCCTTGTGGGCAATGTACAGGCTGACGGGCTAGTACTCATCGGAGAAGCGTCCAGCACCCCAACAGCGGGCGGTACGCAGCGTCTTGGCATCGCCGGTAATATCAAATTTGACAGCGGCGGTATCATTGAATGGCCGACGGTTAGCGCAGCCGCATGGTATCAATACGATGTTAGCGGCGCACTTGTTTTCCAACGCGCCGCTACAGAAGCCGCCCGCTTCGGCACTAACGGCACATTTGCCATTGGAACATCCGATACAACCACATATGCAGTTCCGCTTGTAATTTATAGAGGTAGCGGTAGTACATTTGTATGTGGTGGCCTTGGTGGGCAGGGCATTGCCTTTTTTGTAAACACCGCTAATGCGAATGGTTATAATGCTGCGGCTACTGCTGCTGGCTACGGGTACGTTACGTCAACTGGTCGTTCAATAAATGCTGGTGGGACCATTAACGCATCCGGCGCTGACTACGCCGAGTACATGACCAAGGCAGATGGCTGCGGGACTATCGTCAAGGGCGACATTGTGGGGGTTAATGACGATGGCAAGCTGACGGACAAATTTGTTGACGCCCACAGCTTTGTCATCAAGTCGACAAATCCGTCTTATGTTGGTGGTGATACATGGGGAACACATGAAAAACTGGGCCTTGAAAACCCGGAAGTTAAAGCAAAGCCGGATGATGAAACGGAAGATGCCTATCAAGCCCGCATAGCTGCATTTAAGGCGGCGCTGGAAGCAGAGCGCCAGAATGTTGACCGCATCGCCTTCAGCGGTCAGGTGCCTGTCAACGTGACTGGCGCAACGGTAGGCGATTACATCGTCCCTGTGGCTGGCCCTGATGGCAGCATTGCTGGCGAGGCCGTGACTAACCCCACATTTGACCAGTACCGCGCTGCCGTGGGCCGGGTGTGGAAAATCCTCGAAGATGGCCGCGCATTTGTTTCGGTGAAGGTGTCCTAATGACCAACACATACACATGGCTTGTCGAATACATGTCCTGCTACCCACAGGCTGAAGGCGAGACTGATGTCGTCTTCACCGTGGGCTGGCGCTGTAACGCCACGGACGGCACCTACAATGCCACCCAGTACGGCACCGTGAGCGTCCCTTACGTCGCGGGTGACCCCTACACCCCGTATGCCGATCTGACCGAAGTTCAGGTACAGGGCTGGGTCTGGGCCAACGGCGTCGATCAGGCTGCTGTTGAGGCGGCTCTTGACATTAACATTGCCAATCAGGTCAATCCCCCTGTCGTAACCCCACCCCTACCTTGGAGCGTTTAATGAACCTCGACCTTACCATCGACCAGATCAACGTCATCATGTCCGCGCTGGGCAATGCCCCGTTTATACAGGTTGAAGGCATCATCAACGAAATCCGCAAGCAGGTTCAGCCGCAGCTTGCCCCGCAAGAAGCTCCACCGACATGAGCGAACCTTTGACCGAGGCGGAAATGGACAGCATCGCAGAGCGCGCGGCTGACCGGGCCATCCGTAAGATGTACGAGCAGATTGGCAAGTCCGTCGCTCAGAAGGTATATTGGGGCATTGGCATTGTGGTTGTAGGCATGATTATGATGCTTGCCGGACATGGGATAACAAAGTCATGATTGAAGATTTCGTAGGGCGTGTATTCGCGCTCCGCAACGCCACCCACCTCGCCCATTGGGCGTCCAAGTCCTATGCAGAGCATAAGACGCTTGGCAAATTCTACGAGGCCCTAATCGACGGGGTGGACACGATTGTGGAGGCGTATCAGGGCTATTATGGCCTGATTGGGGAGGTGCGGATTAGCATGATTCCCAAGTCGGACATTACGGGCAAAATCCATAGCGAACTTAGCTATATTGTCGCCAACCGGGACAAGATTTGCCAGAAGAACCCGATCATCTTGAACCTGCTGGACCAGTTTGCGTCCGAATACTCGAATACCCTGTATAAGCTGACCAACCTGAAATAGGAGACTGCAATGCTTAAAGGCTATAAGACTTATATCACTGCCGTTGTTGCCGTTGTTGCCGCTGTCGCGGCCTATCTGGTGGGCGATGCCACTGTGGCCCAGACCGGCCAGTTGGTGTTTTCGGCCCTGTTTGCCGCGTTTATTCGTAACGGCATCGCTTCCTAGTGTTGGCCTTCCTTGCCCCGTTCTTTCAGCTTCTCAGTGGCCTAATGGGCTATTTTAGGGATAAAAAGCTGACGGACGGGGCGGTGGCTGAATCTAGGGTTGTCTCTCTACAGGCGGAATTACATGACATACAGAAGGCAAATCAGGCTCGGGACGCTGTTCGCGCTGCTGCTGCCGCTGATCCTAGTGTGTTGCGCGCCCCAGACCCAGATAGCCGCGACTGACTTTTGTGCGGTTGCGAAGGTGATACCCTTCTCTCGGCTGCATGATACCCTAGAGACTATCGAAGCCGTGAAAGAGCATAACGCGGTCTACCATTCCCTTTGCCCCACTAAGGCCCCCTAATGACGCCTACATTCGATACCGCCATGCGGCTCCTGCTACGGCACGAGGGCGGCTACGTTAATCACCCAGAAGACAATGGCGGAATGACCAATCTAGGCGTCACACAGGCCGTCTGGAGCGCCCACATTGGCAGGGAGGCGACTGAGGCTGACATGCGCGCCCTGACGCCGGAGGCCGTCACGCCCATCTACAGGGCGCGGTATTGGGATACCGTTCGGGCTGATTTACTGCCTAACGGGCTGGATTATTGCATATTTGATTGTGCGGTAAATTCCGGGCCGGGCCGGGCAATTAAGCTGCTTCAGTATGTGCTTTACACCAAGGTGGACGGCATCATGGGAAGAAACACCTTGGCATTGGCTGAGAAGTCTGATTGTGTACAGCTCATTGAGGACTACAGCCAGAAACGGCTGGATTATCTGCGCTCTCTAAATGATTGGAAGACCTTCGGCGCTGGCTGGGGGACTCGCGTTGCAGACGTTGAAATAGACGCTAAACGTATTTGGAGTACCCATGGCTGAACCAACATTCTGCGTAGACGAACGTCTGAAAGAATGGGCAAGCCCGACACAAATCAAATACATGGACGCCATCGCGCTCCACGGCGGGTGCCGCGCCGCCGCCAAGGCGCTGGGTAAGGACCACACAAGCCTGTTCAGGGCCATCGCCCGCCTAAAGAAACACGCCGCGCTGCACGGGTATAGCCCAGAACACGACATGACCAAGACGGTGCCGGACCCTTTCGTAGTCAAGGGAGTTTCGACCTATTACAACGCTGACGGCGTGGCCGCCGGGCAGTGGGTCAAATCCAGCATTGATACGGTCAGACAGGCCGAAATGATGAAGGCTGCATCGGCTGCCATGGCGGAGGAATTGCCCCGCCTGAAGGCCCTTAAAGCGCCTCTGACGACCAATGCCGATCTGTGCAACTTGTACACGTTTACGGATGTCCATATGGGCATGTTGGCATGGCACAAAGAGTGCGGCGATGACTGGGACATCGCCATTGCTGAGAAGACGCTGATTGGCTGTTTCGAGCAGATGATTGCCGCGTCCCCGCCTGCCAAGGTCGGCATTGTAAACCAAGGCGGTGACTTCTTGCACTATGACGGCCTGACCGCCGTGACCCCGCTGCACGGCAACATCCTCGACGCCGATGGCCGGTTTAGCAAGATGGTGGCCGCGTCCATTCGCACCCTGCGCCGCATTATCGACCTCGCCCTGCTGCGGCACGAGTATGTGCATGTCATCATGCAGGAGGGCAATCACGACATGGCGTCATCTGTTTGGTTACGTCACATGTTCAAGGCCCTGTATGAGAACGAGCCGCGCATCACGGTAGATGCCAGCGAACTGCCGTATTACGTCTATCAGCACGGGCAGACTATGCTGGCCTTCCACCATAGCCACTTGAGCAAGAACGCCAGTCTGCCGCTTCTTTTTGCGGCCATGCACCCGGCCATTTGGGGCGCGACTACAAAGCGTTACGCCCACACAGGCCATCGCCACCATGTCGAGGAGAAAGAGCATCCCGGCATGAAGGTCATCCAGCACCCTACACTATCGGCCAAGGACGCCTACGCCGCCCGCGGCGGCTGGCTGTCAGAGCGTGAGGCTACCGCCATGACGTACCATATAAAGTACGGCTTGGTGGCCCGTAACACTGTAACACCGGAAATGATCACATAATGGCAACGCGCTGGCCGGGGCAGAATGTAGAAGTTGGGCCATTCGTGGCGAAGATCAATTTTGATCCAGATACAGGCGCTGCCGTGAGCGTATTTATCATGGCGCGGTCTAAGTCCGGCTCGCATTTGGACGATTTCCTGTACGACCTGAGTACGCAGATTTCTAAGATTATGCAGCATAAGCCATGAGCGCGCTTCTGGTCGCCTTCGTATCAGTGATATACGCGGCTGTGGCTGTCTCCCAGATACGGCAGGGCCATTACGCAGATTCCGTCATTTGGTCCGGTTACGTCTTAGCCAATGTCGGGTTTGTCTGGAAATACCTGCAATGACCCTCAAGCTGCACCCAGAAATGATTGCAGCGGGCTATGAATTTCTGCGCCAGACAGAGCCATTCCAGCACATGAAGCTGCCTGAGGCCGAGGACATCGGCTTCCACGTTGTCCGCAGTCGCAAGATGTTTGCTGATTTTAGCGTCGAAAACGGGATACCGATCATCCGGGTTAGCACGGAGAAAAACGGCCATACTAACACATTATTGGCTACAATCGCACACGAAATGATCCATTTGCATCAAGAGCTTACGGGCGATAGGGAGACGCACGGCCCCCGCTTTAAGCGTATGGCGGCCAAAGTGTGCCGGGCGCACGGGTTTGATCCGCTGACGTTCTAGCTGTAGCTGCGTGTTTGCACGACCTTAACGGCGTCCGTGTCAACCTCTAAATCAAGCAATTCCTGCACGATTTCCATGGCCGCCTGAAACGCGCCCGGCTCTGTATCGTCGTACAGAACGTCAAAGTCGATGGAGACGCGGATGGACTTCATTGGACCTTATCCTGACTAGCGCCGTATTTGGCGATTAGCGTTGCGTCACTTCTACCATCATCCTTCTTGCGCTGGAATAGCTCCGCGCTGGCTGGGAATAGCTGCATGGCCCGCTCCCGGCTGCCGTCCTTGCCGTCCCTGACGCCCATAGCCCGCTGCCAAGCCTGTGGCGTGACCAGCGTGGTGGGAATGTCATAGGCCGCCAAGACGCCCTCTAGGATGCCCGTAGAGCGTCCAAAGCTGAATACGCTCGTGACCCCCTGCCCCGGCATGGCGTTGACGCGCTCCAAGAACGCCGCCTCGGCATGGCGCTTGATTACGATGGCCGCGACAAGCTGGGCGCTGACTTCGCGCTTCAGCTTATTGTTGCGCTTGACCTCGACTGTGGGCATGTCCACGACGTCTATGGTGTTGTCGCGGGTGTCCAAGAACGCCAGCGCGCCAGACAGGCCGGGATCTATGCCTAGGATAATCATTTTATGGCTTTCCCTTGTCGGAAACTTCTCTAAATTCTTTGGCGGAGAAAAACACGCACGGTTCTATATCACCATTTTGTCCGCGAGAACTGCCCGCCAGTTCTGTGCGCAACACAGGGACAATACATAAATCGGCATAAATAATTGACTCATTAACGCCTATGAAAAGCAAAAATGGAATGCCAAAGCATTTTGCCAATCTAACGCCACGGTCATATTTCGACGCGCTCAGTAAATAATCCGGGTAGGCTCTGCCGCGATCTTTGAACTCACCCCAAGCCACTGGTATTTTGTTTTGTGAAAGACACCAATCAAGCCCATATAATGTTTCACTCAACTTAGTAATTTCATATCCCCAAGACGCCGAAATATATGCTTTAGCCATTTCCTCTACAGCAAGATTTGATGCCGTTTCGTTTCTTGGCCGCCACATCACTTCTCCTCCAGCGCGGCATCAATCATAGCCCACCACTCACACTCGATGATGTCGTTCAGCATCGTGCCGCGCACATACCCGCCAGCCGGGTGTGCGCCTGATCCGGCGTCCAGCATGGCCGGAGTGCAGTCACGCATGGCGGCAATGGCGGCGCGGGCATAAACTTGGGCATGGTGTATGGAATACAGGCTTTCTGGGTCTTTGTCGTATATCGCAAGCGCCACCCGTTCGATCATGTCGTTCATTTAAACGCCTCTCCCCTAACTTTGAGTTCCTCGCGCCATTTCTGTAATTCGCACTTATATTCCATTTCAAGAAGATAAATCCAATCATTCAATAGGTCTAATTTAATCAATGGATATTCAACTTCCCACTCCGGCGGGCGTCGAATTCCGCCTTCCCCGCTGTCCCAATCTGCAAGCAATTTAATTACTTTGCTCATTTCACCTGCACCCCATAAGCCGCGCCAGTGACGGCGGGCGGATAAACGGCTCTTCAGTCTGCACCTGCTCATGCTTAGGCTTCAATGCCTTCAATGGCAGCCCGTAGTTATTACGCGGCGGGACACGGCGGATAAGGCCCTGCACGGCTAGGTCTGACATGTCCTCGCCAATCAGCCCGACCGCGCAGGTCGCGCCCATGGCCGCATGGACCTCAAACGGGCATACGCCATCGACCGCCTCTAGCAGGATCATGGTCATCTTCAACACGGCAGCCTCGCGCTCCTTGCGGTTTGCCATGCGCTGCGACGCCTTACTCATTTCAGACCCGCGCGGCCCCAAAACACCCTTCTTGCGACCCATTAGTGCGTCCTCCCCATTTGATGTCCCAGCACAAGGTTCAGCAGCCTGAACGGCCAGATTTTTTCCATAGCTGCCCGGCTCATGCCGCACTTGCGATTGTGCTTAATAAGTTCGACTGAATTAGCGTAATGGCTCAAATATCCATCGTCATCATCGCGCTCCTGCACTTGCAGCATCCTAGCCGCTTCCCTTGACTCGCGTTCTTCTACTTTGCTCATTGCTTCCTCCTAAAACGGGATAATTTCGTCATCAACGATACGCTCGAAATTAGCCTCGGGCTTCTTGCGCTTCTTGCCCATGGCCTTGGATTTCGTGTGCGCCGGGCCGTTCTTGAACGTCTCGCCCGTGCCTTCGACAAAGTATTCGACGAAATGGTCGCCCGCGTCGATTGCCGTACCGGCCACAAGCGCCGGGATGAATATGTGGCTATCGCAGCCCGCGCGCTGGGCATCGGCTGACAGGTTTTTGCCATGCTCGTGGCAGAACCATTCGCCGTCTGCGCCGGGCGTGGAGTGTACGCATGTGCGGCAGTTAACCTCGGCTTGGTCTTTCTGGTGGCACAGCTTATACATGTCGCACATCTTGCACTGCCAGTTAGCCGGGTCTTCGCTGATCCTGTTTGGCGGCGTTGTGGCGTTCACGATACGCTTGGCCCGCGCCAGGGCGTCAAGATACGCCTCTTTGTCCGCGTGGACCCATTC